ACATTATCCAATACTTGGAAACTTCACAGTACAACGCATTACCATCTGGTGGTACAGTAGCTGTAGGAATCGAAGCGATGAACCGTCGTCAAATCGAAACCTTCATTGCATCTGAAGCCATTGCCGAGAAGGAAGCGGTTGCTTTTGACATTACCAAAACTGCTGACGGGGATAAGATGATTCACGTTGTTAAGGCAGATTCAAATGATGCAGATCGAACTGCATTTGTTGGTATTGCTTTGGCTGCTGCTGCTGCTGCCGGTGACACTATTGACGTTTGTATTGCTGGCTTATGTCAAGCAAAAACAGATGGTAGTGTAACTAAAGGTTCTGCATTGGCATTGTTTACAACTGCTGGCGAGTTAAAAAATTACGCTAACTCAGATGTATTGCCACCTGTTGCATATGCTTGCGCTGATGATGACGTTGATGTTGCAACTGTGATTGTAATCAAGCAGTTTTAATCTAAGATTGAATGAAAGACCGAAGGGTGGGTGTTGCACCCGCCCTTTTTTGTTGAGGTAAACATGGCTAATTTAGAACAACTACGACAAAAAGTTAAGAATATAACGGATTATAGTCCTGAGCTTCAACAGTTTAACAATCAACTTGATGACCTAATAAATGATGCGTACTATTGTATATGGACAATGAAGCGTTGGAACTTTGCAACAAAGCTTAGTGTATTAAGATTTCATGTAGACATCACAAAAAATACAGACTTAGGTAATGCAGCAGCTGGAGTAACTGAGGTTAAAGCTGTAGTTAATCAGTCACAAAGACAGGTTGTGTTTGATACAAGTATTGATAGATTAATTTTTTATAAAGACCAGTGGGAAGGGCAACCTATTGAAATAGACAATATGGAGTACACTATAAATAAGGTCATATCAGGTACTACTATATTATTAGACAGGTCTTTTGAGGGACCAACAAGTACAAAAAACATTGGTTGGAGAATTAAAAAACGATGGTATGATTTACCAAAAGACTGTTTGGAACTGCTATATCTAGGACATAGAGATTACCCGTATGTAAGTGCTACAGGCTCACAAAACCCATATGGCAAATCGACTGCTATTTTACCAAGACGGGAAGAAGAGCTTAATCTTAGAACAGATTATGAAATGGGATACGCAGAAGCATACATACCATCACCAGCAAAACTTACTAGACCTGGTGAAAATTTAAGTATTGCAGAAACAGAAATAGCTGGAGCTAACCTAGCATCAGGAACACATTATGAAATTTGTTATGCGTTTGTTAAAGATGGAAAGGTAGGTGCTCTTTCAGATTCAGCAATACATAAGTTATCTGGCAATAATAAAGGTTTAACCGTAACATTTACCTCATGGAACAATGATCCTATATTTGCTGAAACATTTAATCATACGTGGCAAATACCAGATGAATGGGAAGGACATCGTAAAGTATTGTTTTGGAATCAAAACTTTGACCCAGCAACAGGTGAACGCAAAGGATTACCGTGTTGGACAGCATTGGTAAATGGTTTAAACAACACAAGTAGTGCTGTAAATGATCAAAACTATATACGACCAGTTAATGTAGAAGATACAAGCTCAACCTACGTTATAAAACAAACCTCACAGTTTAACAACAAAGCACTGCGATATATTGAAATAGACGGGCAACATCAACAAGTACGTCCATATCCAAGAGTAAATGGATTTGATTATAGTTTGAATCAAATAAAAGATGCTAATAATCAACTATTACAACCAGAAGATTTTGTACGAGAAGGTGTTATAAGGTATATGGTAAAGCCTATACCACTGTGTATTAAAACAGATGTTCCTAATATGCCATATGAGTTCCATCAACTTATAGTTTACAAAGCACTCGAAGACATATATTTAAAACTAGGGCAGCAAGGATTGGCAACTACATACGAGCGCAAGTATCAAAAAGAGGTTTCACAACTAGCCAAACGATATGTAGATAAAATAGATTTGCGTGTACAAAGAGGGCAGTTTCAGCTAGGACAAGCACCGGCAGTATTTGATGGTAGTACATTGCGGAGAATCACATGAAGCCACAAAGGTTAAAAAGATTTGTCCCGTGTGCTGGTATTAATCAGGTGTTAACACCACTAATTGGTGATGCAAACACTATTAATAATTGTCGGTATGTATCTGAAGGTGGATGGAAAGCCAACGTCGGATTTGAGTCATGGTGGCATATACCATCGTCATGGACCATTACCAGTGCAACAGCTACAAAATACTTTACTGAAAAGGTAGATGCTGTTTACCAGTGGAAAAGACAAGGCACAAATGACATTTATACTTTTATCGAACAGGGTGGTAAACTGTATTATGCTCTTGGTAACAAAGGACAAGGTGCAACGTATACGGGTACATTTTATGAAAATGATTTAGTAACTATTGATACTGATCGGTACATTCCTAAGCTTGGCGATGTAGGTAGTCAATTTGTAAACTTAGGACAACATGTTCTTATTATAAATGGACGTGATAGAGCAATACTATTTAGTGGTGATCAAGTATATCGTAACTTTGGGTTTGTATTACAGACTCCAAGTTGTGACCCATTAGATGTAGCTACTGAGTATCAGAACAATAAGGTGTTAAGTGGTGGTGCTGCAGTTGCTTTTAATCCAGTTAGTCAATATGGGTTGGGATATATAGAGAAAGATTCAGATGGTGACCGTGTACAAACTCAATACACGTACAACTACAAAATGACAATGATTTCAGACTTGGGTGCTGAGTCACCATTGAGTGCTGCACAAAGTGTTTCATGGTCATTGCCTACAGGTAGCCCCGACAAACGATACGGTGTTGCGCTTGACTTGCCTATTGGTCAAGAAGGTGTAGTTGCAAGGCGAATTTATAGAACAAAAGAAATTAATACAAATGGAACTGTGTATTATTTTGTTACTCAAATAGATGAAAACAGCAGTAGATTTTTTATTGATGCGTTTCCAGATAAGTACCTTGTAGATCAAGCTCCATTGCGGTCAGAAAGTTCAGCAATTACAACAGATTGGAAGTTTGGTGAAGTGTGGGACAATAGGCTTTGGTTAGCTGCTGGTAGCAGAATAATTTATTCAGACCAAGGTATATTTGAGCAGTTTGGAGCTTTGGCTTACTTTGATTTGGGTAACCAAACTGGTGGTGACATTACACAATTAGTCGCGTTTTATAACAATCTGATTGTTTTTCGTGAGACTGCTATTAATATAATTAGTTTTGATACAGATAATTACAACATAAGCACTATTACAAATACGCTTGGTACAGTCGCTAGCAAAGCAGTTGTAGTTATACCTCAGTTAGGTGTTGTCTTTATTAACGAACAAGGCGTGTGGATGCTCTCAGGAGGTTTAAATGGTGGTGCATCGATAAGCATGCAGAAAATAAGCAAGCCTATTGACAAACTGTTGCGTAGAGTCAATCACTCTATGATGCACAAGGCTATTGCTGCATACTCTTATCGAGAAAAGGAAGTGTGGATGCACCTGCCCACAGACGATTCGACTACACCTGACTTTGGATATGTGTTGCATTTAACACCATCTACGCCCTTATGGTCTATACGTACAGACTTAGAAACACCAACCAATAGTTATTGGTCTGCAATGACTACAACTATCAATGGGTACTTTTTATTAGGAAATGACCCTAGCTGGACACCAGCACTAGACGCTGAAACTAATAAGTTGGGTCCGCTTCAAATTATGACTGCTAGTTCACATTGGGGACAGTCAGGAAAAATTACATCATTTGGAGATAATGTTACACTTGCTGTAACTAATACAACCCACAATGGGCATCAATGGGAAAGTGCATGGTACAACTCAAATGAAAATAGTGTAAAAGTAAGGTACTACAGTATTGAGTTGCGCATTATATCTTATGGTGACAATGGCTTTGATTTCTTTTATGGAGTTGATTATTCCTATATTGAAAATGCTACAACAGTTCAAAAGCAAGCAAAAAGTGAAACAGTGTTTACTATTAAGGAAGATCCTGTATTTGGTCCAGCAGATTTATCTTTAACAAAAGTTCCTTTTACAGTGAACTCAAGCAAGATAGCTGAAGGGAGATTAATTACTTTAAGATACGATGTAAATACTGAACTATGTGATCAATTTAAGTTTGGTGTTAGAACAACTAATGCACAACAATGGCACTTACTTTCATTTAATATGCTTACAGACGCTGTTGCATTACCAGCATTAAACCAGTCTACCAAGGTAATGTGATGAAAGTATATACACAAGTTGGACAAAAAGATAACGATCAAGTAAAGCCGGAAAACATAAACGACAATACTCGTACTGTAATTAGTGAATACAATGGTAAGCTAGATGGGCAAAACTTCCCTGTACAAACTATAGATAAATTAAAGTTAGCACCTTCTGTTTTAACATCTCAAAGCACTGCAAAAGTATTTGCTTTTAAACACATAGGGCAAACACAAGATTATCATTATGTTAGAAGATGGAACACATACGAAGGTAGCAAAACTATACATCAGCCATTAGTAACATTTGACCTGCAAGCAGAAAACTGGTCTAGTGGATGGAATGACTTAGTAAATATAGATGCAGATTACGAAGGGGTTGTTTTACAGTTTGATGCAAAAAATGGAACACTCAGTGGATGTTTTGATATAAACTTTAGACATGGCTTAGATGTTATTACAAACAGCTCAGGAACCGACGTAGCTTTTGGACAAGATTGGTGGTCACGATGGGGTTTGTTTTGTAACGATATATTGATTGCAGAAACAGGTAGAGTGTATCCAAGATTGGCAAATTTAAGTGTACCTTTTAAGTTTTTGGTTGGTTCGCAACCTGTAAGGTTAGAATTGAAATGGCAAACTATTACTACAAATCCAGAGGATGACCTTGGTGTAGATACAAATCCAAGCTCAATAATGGAAATATATGGCGCGTCAATATGGACTTGCAACACTAAGAGGTAAATATGGGTAGAATAGCAAACCAGTATTTTGAAGGTGGGCAAGCACCAACAGCAACACAGTTAAATGCTGTGTATAACAGTGTTGCAAGTGATAGTATAAAGGATGTCAACTTAGATACAGAGTGGGCGCAACGTATTCATTTTAGTGATAGCAATTCTATAACAAGCCTATTTACATTTGATTATGATGGAACATCAGATTGGAATACAACAAATACAGCATTTGCAACTATTGAAAATGTTGCTGGTACTCCAAGCAAGGTTCTACCAAACTATACAACACACGGCAACGTAGTTGTACGAGTTCAAGCAAGTGGACTTGTAGCTGTAACTGCTTTAAATACCAATGATGGTAATGGTACACTGGCGCAAATAAATAATAATACGTATGCATTTCGTTTATTAATGACTATAAACGGTGGAGGCTCGACAGTAGATATAGCCAACTGTACGTATAGCTTTACACCAAAAGGTGGATTTACTACTACAACATCTCCAACACAATTAAATATGAACTTTGTAACAATTGCATTTAGTGGATTGTGCACCTTACCAGCAGCAAGTGTTATTGATTCAATAGAATTGCAAGCTTGTGTTGGTTTGACTAACAATTCAATAAACATCAGACACAATCATATACAAGCAATTGTAGTGGAGAACTAATGGCATTTGTTAAACCATTTACATATGTAGACGGAGCAGTCTTAGCAGCCACTAATCATGCATTAAATGAAGATGCACTGAGGGAATATGTCAATCAAGAAGTTATCGCCGCTGATGTATCTGCAGACACTATTGTTGGAGAGAGTATTGCTACCCCTCGTATTATTACTACTGTACAAACTAGTGACTTTATTTCTAAAACTTTACAGGGTGTATCAAAAATACGACTACCACAAGAATACTCTTGGTTCACAGCAACCACTAAGAGCGACAATCAAACAAGTAATAACATTAAAGATTTTCAATCGTTAAATAATACTGGTGCTGAAGTTATTATCTATAAAGATAATACAAAAGTAATGATAACCTTTTATGCAAAAGCTGTTGGACAACTAAACAGTACAGTTACAAGAGGTCCAGGTAATGGCAAATGGGATAATAAGTTTTTACTTCAGTATGAGAAAGATGGAATCATAACACAATTTTCTGGCAGTAGATCCTATGTTTGGGAAAATTTTAAAGGACTTAATGGTAGTGGTATAATAGACCCTGGTGCTGAAGAGAATGCGTGTGGCCATCGCAGCGTTATGATGACTCGTATGTTAACATTAAGTGCAGGCAGATATAAGTTCTCAGTGGCAGTCAATTCCAAAGTTGAGAAGGGACAGATTAACTGTCAAACATTTACAATAGAAACATTTCATGTATAGGTGACATATGCCAGCTTTAACAACAGCAGCATTAGCTGCATTACCAATAGCAACCAAAATGGCTGGAGCAAGTGCTGCTGGTGCTGCAATCAAAGCAATACCAGGATTGTTGCCTACAAAAACTGGTCGGGCAAATAGAAAAAGACTTAAAGAACTAGAACGTCTTGAAGAAATGGGCATGCTTGGTCTTACTGATCGTGAAGAAACAGCATTGCGAAATAGAATGAGTGGTGGTGTAGAACAAGCACAAAGGCGTGCCGATGCTGAAATGCGTAGATTGTCTGCAAATACAGCACAACCTCAACTGCAGATGCAACGAGCACAACAAGCAGCACAAGGCAGACAAGACATGGAGTCACGCATTGCTCAAGAAATACTACAGCTTGATTTGCAAAGACAAGCTCAACAAGAGCAAGAACTTAGAGATGTAAGAGCCGCAGTTGACGAAAAGAATCAAGACATGATGGCATCTGCATTATCACCAATTCAAGCTGGTTTAGAAGGTGGTATACAAGGTATGACAATACAGCAGTTGTTTGGTACAAATATGACACCTGAACAAAGAACTGCAGCAGTTGCAGAAAAAACAGGTTTAACATCAGATGAAGTAGCAAAAACCTTTCCAAGTGTAGCAACAGATGGTTTGTTTCCGCAAGGTGCTAGTATGCCAACATTAACACAAAATTTAAATCAACAAGGTAGCGGTGAAATACCTAATATAATGACACCTGGTTTAAGTTTTGAACAATTTAAACAAGCACAACAAGGTCCATTACCAGGTTTTATGACAAAACCCATATCACAAATGACACCTGAAGAACTTGCAATGTTTAGTATGATGGGACCACAAACAATACAACGTACACCTGGTCGTTTTGACGTATTAGGAGGATAAAATGGCATTAGATAAAGTCGGTGGGACGTATATTATTACAGGTACCAAAGTTAAGCCTGGTACTACATCTACAGGACAGTCATGGGCAAATCTTGTTACACAACAAAAATATCAGTTGTGGCAAATAGCCAATGCTGAGGCTGCAAGACGTATAAAATTTGAACAAATGGATGCGCAAAGAAAGCAAAAAATAGTTGATCAAATGCGATTGGATTTAAAAAATCAACAAAATGAAGCTCGTGATCAAATAGCAAACCTACAACAATTACAGATTGAAGATTTAGCAAAGCAACAAGCTAACATTGTAAAAGAGGCAAATAGGCGAGGACGACCACAAAGAAGAACTACCTCCAGAGGTACAAGTAGTGGACCTAGAGTAGATTTAATAAGTGCAGAATCTAAAATGGCAAACAACGTATCAGCTGCGCGTGGTGAAATTGACGCAATTTTGGAGCAAATTAGCGGTGATGACAGTGTTGCTGCACAAGCAACTATGATGAATCAATTTGCTCAAGGTAGAAATTTACCTTTAGCAGAACAACAGGCAATAGATCAGCTTGGACCAGCTGCCGAAACTTACATAACTCAACTTCAAAATGCTTATAGAAATTTAGAAAATGCCAATTCTACATATAATGAATATCAAAGATTATCTGGTAGAACAGAACAAGATACACTAGCACAAAAGAAAAAATTTATTCAAGATAGAATGACTGGTGGTAGTGGATCCGGTAGATCTACAACTACATATTATACAAAACCAGGAAAGATACAAGCAGAACCAGTAGTTGATAGAACACCAGCAATAGAAGCATTAGAACAGAGATTAAAAAATCTTGAAGCGCAGCAGCTTGAGTTGCAAGATGTTGAAATACCTGTTGGTGATGAAATTGAAACTACGCGACAAGTCCTAGGTAGTAAGTTTGGTATAGGTGACAGACGATTGCCTGAGGGGGCAGTAATGCAACAACCAATACAACAAGTCCAGCAACCAGCACAACAGGCGCAGCAACCAGCACAAGAAGCGCAGATGGAAGCACAGCAAGCTCAAATGGAAGCACAGAAAGCACAACAACCAATAAACAACATGTCTGCTATAGATCGTGAAATACTAGAATTGGTTGCAGAGCCTGAAGATATGGAAACAACACCACCTGTTGAAACAGTTTCTACGCCGGTTAATAGAAGAAGATCAAGAACACAAGGTGCAACAACAGCTACACCACCAGCTACACCACCAGCTACACCACCAGAAGAGGCTAATAATATATCTTTTTTAGAAATGCTAAATAATTTAGATGAGCCTGACTTATTAACTCCTCAGCAGCAATACATGGCACCTTTAGAAGGTAGGTTAGGTGCAGCTCAATATGACCTACCGCGGCCCTTTGAATTATACACAGAGTACGCCAGTAATAGTGATGACGTAGAACAGGAACTTCTAAATGAATTATTGCCTCAAGAAAGTCAACCGGCAGATGAATTTAGTGAAGTAGAAGCAGAAATGAAAAAAGCTAAAGAGTCAAGAAATCCACAACAAATAGAAGACACTGCTGTCAAAATGTTATTACGTATTAAATACTTAAACGAAACAGATCCAAACGAATATAATAAAATTAAAGATTTAATTGTGCTTACCACACAGGAAGTAACAAATCCTAAACAAGCCGTGATTACTAAAACAGTACAACAGCTTGAAAGGTATGACGAACTTACAGCTGATAGACTTCAATATGAATATAAAAAAAGTAGAAGAGGTACGAACAAAGAACAAGCTCAAATAGTGTTAGATTTGTTTAGTGGAAGTGAAAAACCTCAAGTTTTATATAGAAATGCTGTACAACAAATAAACGACCTTGGTGCGGTATATCCAAAAAGGACAAAAGAAAAAATGATTGAAATGGCTGAAATAGTCCAAATATATAAACTACGTTCAAGTTGAGGTATGGAATGGCAAAGCCACCTAAAACAGAAGCAGAAGCAGAACTTGAAATAGCAAGAAGATTAAGAGAAACACCACAGCTAGAACGTCAGTTGTATATGGAAATGATGAGGCTTCAAGACTCAAGTGGACAAAGCGTATACACAGCAGAGCAAATAGACAACGAAATTAATCGATTAAAAAGTCTTTCGTTTACTCAAGGCTATGCTCAAGATCCAGCTACAATAGCATATGAGGCATCAAGCGTAGCTGAACCAGCACAAAGTGTAAACCCAAATAAAAGTGATACGCAAAAATTACTTGATGCTTTTTACAAACAGGTCAGTATACCTGTTGATAAAAGACAAGGTACGATACGTGGTGCATTCGAACAAACGGTGAATCCACGAACATTTACAACTTTGTACTTAGAGAGTCTTATAAATAAGGGTGTAGAACCTAACCAAGCGGCAACGTACACTGTAGGTTTAGAATCTGTATATGATTATTTTATTAATGAAGGTAACAGTCGTGAAGATAGTTTGCGAAAAGCATTAGAAACTTCTAAAAAATTACAAGATCCAAAGATTTTAACTAAATTACCAAAGATTGATGAAAGTAAAGGTCAAGGTAAAATAGATTTTTCAGACCCTTCAACTTGGATTCAAAAGCAATTTACAACAGGTAATTTGCCAGACCTTTCACCAGAAGAAATGGCTTATTTTGATGGTATTAGAGAACAACAATTACAACAATATAGACAACAATTTGATGAAGCTTTAAAAGACAATCGTAAACAGTTGCACACATTAGTTAAAGTCAATGGCTATACGCAAAATGTTCCAACTGATGTCTTAATGTTTTTACAAGAAAACTTACCGTATACTTCAAAAGATTCGTATATAACTCAAAACGAATCTTTAGAAGATGCTATTCGAAATAATACTATAGAGATTATAAATGAAGGTGAGGAATACGAAACAAATCTAACAAACATAACACGTCAAATGTTATCTGAGGTACAAGCACGTGACTATGTTGGTAAGAATAAAGACAATTGGTTTTTGGATCCTGAATCTAAAAAGCATGTTTTGGAAAATGCAGAGGATTTTTATTCAGACTTTGATTTACTGTTTCATGATACTATTACAGGTGGTACTGTTGAAACTCCATTAATGCAAGCAATACGCACACTTATAAGTCCATTTACTGTACCGTACGGAATATATGCGCCAGTTGCAAACTACGGTATGGAGATTATAGGTAACTATGTTGCTACTCCTATATCAAAAGCATTAGGAGGTTTAGAACAAGATATAACAAAAGAATTCGATGTAGATTTTGTTGACGACGATAAATTTGCACAAAGATTATATCAAGGTAGTGATCCATCATTAGAAGCAATCTTATCTATACCAGAAGACATTGACCGATTAGAAGAGAAACGGCAACAGTTTTTAAAAGAAACAATGCCTAACTATGCAAATGTAAATGATACTGTGGTGGGACGTATAGCTGAAAGTGTTGCACGTGGTGGTGGTATTATGTTGGGTGCACTAGATGTAGCTGAGGTTAACGAATATGATCCAGCTACAACTGGAATAACCGCATTAGCTGGTTTATATTTTGATTTTAAAAATCCAATTGATCATGCAGTATTTGATTCAATAAGAGGTGGATTTACTGCAGTCAGAGCAGCGAAATTAAACAAGGCATTTGATTCAGTAAATTTAGGTACAGCCAAATCATCTAACATTGTAGATTTAGCTGTGCAGGATGCTATTAGATACCAGTTAGCAGATGATAGGCATATTGGAAAGTTGGCTTATAAATTTGTACCTAAGAGCTACAAAGCCAAAATAGGTTCAATAGATGATGTTCAAGATATACGAAACTTACAAGCAGTAAAAGTTAGACACAATCTTGAAGCATATGAAGAGTTTCTTGATGTTACAAGTGCAGCACGAAATACAGCAAATAGAAATATAGATACTGTTTCACAAGTTCTTAGTAAATTAGATGAAAGTCCGGATTTACAAAATACAAGTGTATACAGAATTATAAGTCAAAATGCAGATAAAACACCAAAGCAGATAAAAGATCTTTTAGAGAGGGGGTTTATAAATGCTGATTCTGTGCCGTCATTAAATAACTATAAAGAGCTACGTAATGTTTTTAAAACAATTGAAAATCGTCCTAACCTATCAGTTGAACAAATAGCTAGTCAACTTAAGTCTAACTCTCAGTTTTTTAAAAACCCAAAACTTGTCAAAGCTATAGATACATTAGAAGATATAACCACAAACAGATATGGAACCAATGTAAAACTAGATGCAAAAAAATTAAAAGCAATACAAGATATATATAGGCATAGAGCCTCTATGATGGCTATGGCTGACCTTATGCCTGGGGTTGGCAAATTACCAAAAATACTTGCTGTATCTAAACAAACCTTTGTGAATCCTAAGCAAAGAGACAAGATTATGGATGTGTTATCTAAGCAAAAAGATACACAAGTTTTTATGAAGGCTATGGCTCTTAATAACAGTGAGGTTGCACGTGTCTTAGGTACTCAAATAGATGCCGACTATTTTAGAGGAGCCTATATTTTTGACAAAGATAAAAACAAAATGATTTATAAGACAGTAACTCAAGATTCTGATCAAACTGTAGTACCACTTATTGGTTTAGCTAAAGAAGAAAAACAAATACTTAGGAACGCAATTATAACAACTCCGTTGCGAACACCAGTAAAAGCTAGAATGTTGGATGATTTAAATAATCGTAACTACATAACAGTAGACAACTGGAATAATCTAACTGAAAAGAAAATAGATAATATAGCTGAACAACTTCAAATGGGTATGAAAGAAGCTGATATAAACAGATTGAGTAGTAAGCAATTAGCTAGTTTGAATGAAGCATTTGGACACGTTAGTAGAGGTTCATTACTTGAAGCTATTGGACAAGCAAAGGATAGAGTAAAGAACGCACAAGGATTAAAAAACAAACTTAAGGTTTTACGCAGAAAAGAAAACATAGTTGATTCATCGCTTCCGAATTCTTTTTTTGCATTAAAAGAACAGCAAATACTAAGAGCTTTACCAAATGAAATCAATACTGCTGTTGATAGAATACCAGAAGTAGTTAGTGAAGTACTACGTCGCCCACTAGAATATAATTATAAAGGTAGTCTTGACCCTAAAAATAAAACAGCTGGTATTGACGCACTGCAAACCTTTGTTGTTGGATTAGTGCAAGCAAGTGATGCTGGTAAGCTTGCACAAAGCAATCGTTTGGCAGACATGCTTTATTATTTTGTAAACAACTTTGTATTTTCACAAGAGTTAAAACCCAACAGAAAACTTGTGGATCAATTCTTTTCACCTAATAAAGTGTCTATTGTTGATGACTTTTTAACAAATGAAGGACAAACAGCACTAAGAAATATTGTCGAGCTACAAGTGCCAAAGATTATAAAAGACCCAACCAAGTTGACTGAAATACTTTTGGACACTTCTAATACATGGTTTCAAACATTATCAAATCCAAAAAAGATGAAAGAGCTACAGTATATAAGTGAGTATACAACAGTTAAAAGTATCAAGTTTTTTATGGACGACATAGCTGAACAATTAGATGAGGTTGTACTTAACCTTTATCAGTATAAGACGGTTCAAGAAGCACAGATTAAGATGATTAATGAAATAGCCATACCTAACTTGCCAGAAATGGTATTGTCAAAACTTAGGGGTAATTTAAAAATAGACAGATTTCAGTTTAATGATCTTATTAAAAACTACATGTCTTATAAGTTAGGTCCAGCTAGACCGTCATATGCAGAAGAAGTTGAGTATATGACAAAACTTTTAAATGGGTTTGTAAGGGATGTAAAGCTTCAGTCACCGGAACTAAATACTACGTTTAAAAGATTTAGAAGTACATTAAAAAGCAATATAGCACAGAATGCAAATAAGTATTTTACTGAACAAACTACCATATTAAATAAAAGAATTGATGCTCGTAAAAAGGCATTTATAAAACAAATTGACTCAGCTTTGCAAGATGCAAAAGACAAAAAGTTTTCAATTACAAAAGTAAAAGGACCAACAAAAAAACAACGTGCAAATGCTGTAAAAACATTTAATGAACGTGCAAAAATAATAAAATCTAAACGAAGCGAAGGTTTGGAAAGGCTTAAAACACAAGCTATTGACTCAGTAGATAAATTGAAAAAGGAACAAAAGGATTTGCAAAAACTTTTAGATACAGGACAAGATGGTGATTTAGTAAACTTGTTCAGAAGTCTAGAACAACAGAATGTTATATCAATAAGAAATAAAAAACTTGATGAAGTTTTAAAAATTATGAAAACAGAAGATGCTAAGTTTTCAAACTTTGATCCAGCAGTTCACGAAATACTAAAATACAGTGAACAAGTAGCTAAGAACAATGATCTTTATAGATCAGAACTTAGTATGAAGCAAATAGATAAAATGTTAAAAGATATATTTTCACCATCTAATCGTTTTGGACAAGCGTTCTTTGGTAAGAAAGCCTTTAAAGAGTTTGAAGCTACATTTAGAACTCGTGGTACGAAAGGCATACAAGATGCAATAGCAATCTTAGCTAAACAAAAGGATGTAAAGAGTGGTGAATTTTTACTTAAAACCGCTACTAAATATGCGTCATATATTAAGCAAGTTATTTATACATTGCTTTTACGTTTACGTCCAAGGTTTATTGGTACAAATGCCACAACTGCACAGGCTATTATTTTTCAAAACATTGGCACTTTTGTAAGCCCACAAGCATTAAAACTAGGAACAGAAATAGCATTCTCTTCTGGTCGTCAATTTGTTAGACCACCAAAAGCGATAATTGAGGGCTTTCAAACAGCAGTAGGTGGTTCAACTACAGGACAATCAAAGTTTTATCAGATAGCTGTAACAGACAAAGCTGGTCGTTCTTATACTCATGGGCAACTGTATCAGATGGTGCATGCTGCTGGTATTCGAACAGACCTAAGTATAACAAATGATGTTAATTTAATAGAAAGAACCTTAAAAAAACTAAGGCAACCAGCTAATCAGTTTATGGGTTTAAATATAAAGAATCTTGTGAGCCGTGGTATAGATACAGTAGCTGACTTGCCAATTACTACGGATATGGCATTTCGTATTGGTGTGGCTATTGATTCTATACAGGCTGGTAATAGTGTAGATGAAGCTGTTAAGATGGCAAAAATAAGTTTGTTTGACTACAACAAGCTTTTAAAATTTGAACAAACATTAGCTAACTTTACTATATTCTACAATTTTCAACGACAGAACTTAACGACAACACTAATGGGTCTTACAAATCCTCAACGTTTTGTTGAACTAACTAAGTTTATTAGAGGAACAAAAGATATAGGTAATATGCAAAGAATTAGTAATGATGGACGAGTTTTTCCATACAATGCTACTATGCCAAATTACACTAATACCCGTAGTTTACTTAGTCATGTAAAAGAATATGCAGACCGAGATGTGTATTTGTTTGCACCACCGATGCCGTTGTTAGAAGCCACGGCTATGATAAGTCAATTCTTTGGTATATTTACAATGGGGGGTACCAGCGACGAAACAATATCAGAGTATGCGCAAAGGCTTTTGCATCCAGCAATCCGTCAATTATTTCTAGCAAATGTCCCTGACAAATTCAATCGCGACGATAGTGTTTCACCTGAGTTGGTAACATTTAGTAGAGAGTTAAGTGAAGCACAGAAAAAGGCTTTGTTTGAACATGACTTTGTATCATTACCGTTATCTTTGTTTTGTAGTGCAGTAACTGGAAGCAACCAAAGTACAGAACAATGGTTGTCCTTTTTTCATGGTAGGCAAGTAGTTGGAGAATATAATCCAGATTCAATGTATTCTGTTGATGGGTATACATACAGAGCAGATACTACAATGAAGCGCAACGCTATGAGTTCAATGTTGTTTTTGGTATTGGATACAGTAGGTGCACAAACGACTATGAAAGATTATATGCGTATGTTCTATGGGGATGGTACATCGTACGAGCCATTAAATACGTTTGAACGTCTTGCAGCCTCTCTTGGGTTGGTAACACCCATTGGTATTAAAAAGCCTGCGTATCAAGATCTACGAGTGTTAGAGAACCACAAGAAACTTATACAGCAAAAGACACGTCAGATCAAAGGCAAACGAAAATCTGAAAGAGAGAACCGTTGACAATATAGATAGTTAACTATATATTTAAAGTATTCGAGGATTACATGGCAACCATAAAAGTAAAGCGAGACTTTAGTGTTGTAACACAACATGTTGCAAACATTGGTACCAGTTATGATGTTGCAAAGTATCACAAGCATGATTTGACTATTAAAACATCAGCAGATGAACTTAGTTTTAATGAAAGTTTCTTTGGTGAAGTAGCTGGTTTTTATGTATATGTAGACACAATGAATGGTGTTTCAAGCAAACCAACGCTAACACTTAAGGTAACAATGGACGAGCAGGGTGACTATAGCTTCTTTCCTAGTACCGAAGCAGAGATTGACATTGGCATCACAACTAGCACTAAAGGGTCCGCAGTGTACGAGTTTAAGTTGCCTATGAAACAGTTGTTTAAGACTGGTGATGTATGGATGTTTATTAAGTTAGACCAAGGTAATTGTCGTTTAACAGATACAATCGTTGTATGGGGTTAAAGCATGCCAGTAGCAAGTCCGTTTCGAAACCCTAGCAATACGGGTGTAGTCAATCTAATAACAGAGGATTTGACATCTCAATGCAACGGTGAACGTCAATCGTTTACAGTTAGTTCGCCGTACACTTCTGGTAAATTACAGGTATATTGGAATGGGTTGCTTCAGACTTCTACGGAAATAACTGAAACCACCCAAACTCAATTCACAACTGATTTTACAGCACAATCGGATGACAACCTGGTTGTTATCTATGTCAAGAAGTAACGGAGATTACAATGGCAGTACAAATTTCGAAAGTCCAGATTAAGGACAATGCTATCGATGCTAACAAGCTTGATGGTTCATCAAACTATTCCTTCTCAGGTCAGGTACGATACACTGGTTCTGATACAAACACACAAGCTTTGGCAACACGTGGATTCGTAGAGTCTGTTGCTGCTGGTCTTGACCCCAAAGATTCATGTAAAGTTGCTACAACAGCAAACATTACACTGAGTGGTACACAAACGATTGATGGTGTGTCAGTATCTGCTAATGATCGAGTTCTTGTTAAAGACCAATCAACTGCTTCTGAAAATGGTATCTATGTTTGTGATGCTGGTTCATGGTCACGTTCATCGGACATGGCTGCTGGTAGTGATGCTGCTGGTGCTTCTTTGTTCATCGAGCAAGGTACTGTCAATGGAGACAAAGGGTTTGTTTGTACATCTAACAAGGGTTCGGATGTTGTTGGCACCAACGCTCTAAGCTTCAGTCAGTACACAGGGGCTTCAAACATAGAAGCCGGAGCTGCCCTGAGCAAGACAGGCGACCGTCTTGATGTTGAGGTAGATGGTTCTTCTATCGAGATTTCATCGGATGCTCTTCGTGTTAAGGCTCTTGGTATTACCGACAGCATGTTGGCTGGGTCCATTTCGAACTCAAAATTGTCTAACTCTACTATTAGTGGTGTTGCATTGGGTGCTAGTTTAAATGCTTTGACAGCATCTACAACTGGTGGTTTAACATTGAGTGCAAGCTATAATGGTTCTGCTGCTGTAACTGCATCTATCAACTTAGATGGAAGTAGTTTGACTACAGGGGCTAACGGACTGAAAGTTGCATCAGCTGGTATCGCTACTATCATGCTTGCAGACGATGCTGTAACCTCAGCTAAACTTGCAGATGCTTCTGTTGTAACAGCAGCACTAGCTGGAACCTCAGTAACTGCAGACAAGCTTGCAGACGATGCTGTAACCACAGCTAAGATTGCTAACTCAGCAGTTACAAATGCAAAACTTGCTGGCTCCATAACAGCAGACAAGTTGTCATTGGGCAATGGTCTTGAAAATGCTGGTGGTTCACTCAGCGTTATGCTAGATGGTTCTGCTTTGTCATTGGGTGCCGGTGGTATTGGTGTTAGTGCTGGTGGTATTGGTGCAACTGAGTTAGCATCTAATGCCGTAAGTGCAGCAAAGATCGCTGCAAATGCAGTTGAGACAGCAAAGATTGCTGACGATGCTGTGACTGCAGCTAAGATTGCTGATGCTGCTATTAACAGTGCTCGCTTAGAAGACAATGCTGTAACTACAGCAAAGATTTCAAATGCTAATGTGACTGCAGCCAAGCTTAACTTCATGTCTGCATATGAACGACTAAGTGACGGTAACGGTTCAGCTACAACGTTTGATGCTGCTGCTGCTGGTGATTCAACATTCCTTGGCGGAACTATTGTTTTCCGAAACGGTATTGCTGTTGAGCTTAAGGAAAGTTCACCAAGCGGACAGGACGAGTACACTGTATCTGCAACAGGTGGTGCTGGTGGTAAGTTGCAAGTGACCTTTGGTTCTGCACCAGACGCTGGCGACATCATAGCTGTTATGTACTTTCAAGTAAGTTAGGGGATACTCAGAGGCATCCTAACGGGTGCCTCTATTTTCACTGGAGGTAGTATGGAAGGAGAAGTTGTTCAACTGTTAATGAGTGGTGGAGCTAATGTTGCATTTGCAATTTTTCTATACACTCAAAACAAAGATCTGCAGCGTAGAGCAGATGAGCGTGAAGTAAAGGCAGAGCAAAAGGAGTCAGAACTGAGAGAGAGATACGACTCAGTGATT